TAAAGTAGTAAACCAACCATTAGCACCCAAATTAGGAGAAGTCCCAAAAGTTGTTTTTAAGTCTGCATTATGTATTAAGTTAAGAGGAGAACTATATTTATTCCTTAACTCAATATTATAAAATCCTTTCCTTAATATTTTTGTTTGTGTATTATCTATAAAATGCACGTTACCATTTTCGTAAGGTGCTATATTTACTACGTTATTTAATAAACCTGAACTATCTATTGTAATTGATGAACCTACGTTGTACTTTGTATAGTATTTTGTTGTAGCAGCAATCTCCATTGTAGATGTAATCCACCAATCGCCATTTGCTTGATACATTCTGCAATTGTAAGTACTCAACATATTTGTAAGTATTTCATAATAGCTTAAGCCTACAAAATCCCTTCTATATTGATATATCTGTGAAAAAGGTTCGTTTGCAGTTCCATCCGCTCTATTTAACATCCCATCTGCATAAAAAGATGCAGCAATAACTAAAAATAAATCTTCTGGATAACCTATTAAACGCAAAGCGTCAAAGATTACTTCTGACCATTGTTGAGTTGAATTAATACTTGCAGCTACAATATAAACTTGTGCCTCTAAAAAAGATACCGCATCAATACAAACTAAAGATGCTTCATTTAATCCTGTGCTAAAACCTATTTGAGCATAATCATTAAACAAAAATCCTCTCCAAATAACAGTAGCACCTTCTTTATATATTACCCAATATTTTCTATCATTCTTACTAAGTACATCTGGAAATTGCGTATAATCATCTTCCGTTTCTAATATTATACTAAAATTTAATTGAGTACTAATAATAGTAGGGTAAGGTAACTCTTGACTTGAGTTAGGTTGCAATATAATAGAAGTTGGAGTATAAGTCTTTACTATACCAGCCGTGTAATCTTGTTCGTAAATTTCTATTGTTTGAGTGTTCTCATTTCGTAGAATTTGACTTATGGTATATCTTAATCCGTATGGCATTATGCTAAAGATATTGATTGTCCTTTTAAATTAGATGCTTTCTGCGCTCTGTTTGTAGCTAATAACAAATCTTGTCCTTTTAGTACAAATTGACCTCCACCATTACCTCCAAATAACATTCCTAAACCTGAACCTATTGAACTACCAATCTCACTTGTACCTCCTGATATTCCAGCCATAATTGCTTTAAACAATAAAGCCTGTGCAATCATTTGTACTAACTGAACAACTATCTGCTTAAATGCTTGTTCTAAAGCCAACCCTATATCTTCTCCCATAGCCATTGCTTCAATTACACTATTAAATGCTGGTGCAATTAAGTTTGTAATTTCTTGCGTTTGTGCCAATTGCATATTTAAAATTGCTTGAGCCTTAGCTTGTTCATTTATATCACGAGTTGCACTTATAGCGTTAAAACCGCTTGTTCTACCACCCAATGGTGCATTTCCTGTTGGGTTTGTTATTGTTGGAGCAGCACCTCTTTGCATTAATACAGGAGCAGTCATTCCCTCTGTAATTGGTCTTGCTTCTTTACCTATTTTTTGTATATTTTCAGCTACTTTCTTTGTTGATTTAGCAGCTTCATTTGCACCATTAGTAAATTTAAAAAAAGGGTCTTTAGTAGCAGAAACATATAAATTATCAACTTCAGTTCTTAATCCTATAATTTCAGTCTTTAATCCTTCTGCTTCTACTCTTGCTTCTTTATTTGCATCTCTTGAATTTAAGATTGCAAGTTGATAACCGATTGCAACACCAGTAACTCCTTGATATGCATTTTTTTGTTTTTCTAAATTATCATAATAATCTCTACCAGATTGTACTATTTTTTTATTTGCTTCGGCTAATGCAATAGTCTTATTAGCTAATTCATCAATATATCTTGATGTTATTGCTTGATTTACTAATGATTGTGTATATAATTCAACTGCTGCTCTTGCTTGATCTACAGTAGTAATTGTTGAAGCATAAGCCTTATTTACTTTACCTAATTCTGTAACTACTGCTTTAAATGCCTCTGCCCTTCTTTGCTCACTTACATTTGCATTTTGACTTATATTTAAATATGCTTGTAATTTAATTCCTGTTTCAGTTGCTTCTGCTCTTGCATCAATTAAACTTTTTGCAAACTTATTTTCTGATTCAGTTGCCTTGTCTGTTCCTTTTATAAAGTCCATTATTTTAGGACCGAATGCAACTATGATTGATGAAACCGCACCTAATGCCAAACCAATACCAGCTGGACCCATTAAACCACCAGCCATTGCTTTTAAAGCACCTCCTGTACTACCAGCCTCAACTTTTAATCTTTGGAATGATTCTAATAAAGGGTTTAAGTTATTTGCAATACCCATAAACCCATAAGGAGCATCTTGTGCTACCCTTGATAAATTAGATAAAGCATTTGTGGCTTGTCCGCTAACATTACCAAAAGTTTGCATTTCAGTTTTTAAGCCTTTAGAGGTCTTAATAAAGTTTTGCAAATTTGCTGCTGCTTCTGCCGTGTCAGCGGTTATTGTTAGTTTTAACGTTTCTTGTGCCATTTTATTATTTTACTCCATACAACTTTAATGTCCTTGCCAATTGTTCTTGTGTTATTTTTGGCTTATCATCTTCAACTTCATCAGTTGGCAAAGGAAAGAAACTTTTAATGCTTTTAGGACTTTTATCAGTTGTATTAGCTTTATAAATCAAATAACTAATCATCCTTGTTCTTTCCCATTCCTTTAATTGTTTATTATCATAAGCCTTTTTATACAACAAAAATTCTCGCCACGTCAATTGCCAAAACTCGTTAATCGTTAAGCCAACTTCAATAGCGAGAATAATTATTGAGTCCCAACTATAAAACCCTAATTTTTTTTTTCATCCGTGCCTTTCTCTGGCTTTAAATCTGGAGTCATTGATTGTTGCATATACTTCATAAAATCAACCAATTGTCCATCTTTTGCCGATAATCCACCTACTTGATCTATCCATTCGCACACATCAAATTCATCAAAGTCAATAGGCTTTTTAAGGCTCTTATACCCACTTTCTGCTGCGGCTTGAACGATATGAACGATTGTATCTAAGTCATAAATTCCTAAAGATAAAACCTCAATAAGCTGCATTAGATTTTTATTCTCTAATTCGCAAAACCTTTTCATTGCCCAAGTTCCCCACATTAAGTGGATTGTGTTGTTGTCAGTCTTTAATTCGTACATAGTTTTTTTTTATTTATTATACAGTTTCAGTTTGTGTAATAGGAGGTACACTTACTACGAAAGTTGCAGTAAATTTAACATCATCCTTATCATCAGCAGTAACACCGAAATCGCTAATAAACACTAATTGACCAGCACCACCATAAGTGATATCACCTGCAGTTGGAGTTGCTTTACCCATCTTAATTGCAAATAAAGTCTTTGCAGCGTGAGCAGCATACAATTGTTGATAGCTATCTTTAGCTGGAGTACCTGTTTCATCAATCGCAAAACCTTCACACTCAAAAGATTGAGAAAAAGAAGGAGCTGGAGTGTACTCGTTACCACACTTAGAAGTTGCATCTATTGTGTCGTTAGTTGATGTTAATGAGTTAGATGTCAAACAAGCAACAGGCTTGAATGTTCCATCATTGTTTATGTCAGCTAAAAGAATATAATCTCTTGCGCTTACTTTTGTTTCTGGCATTTTATTTAATTTTAAATTTGTGTTATTATAATGTTATAAGTTATCAATACTCTAAAAACGTTATCTAAAGGACTTAAGCCGTCTAAGTTTCTTACACTTTCAACACTTAAACTTGATGCCGTGAATCCGTTTGCCAATGTTATATTGGTGTCCGAATTTATTGCCGTCAAGACTAAATCGCTTATAGCTTCAGCACGTTTATAACCAAAGTTAGCATTTTTTGTAATAATATCAACATCGATGCTAATACTATTTGTGTAACCTGTTTTACCTTGATCTTGGCTTGATGTTCTACCTGTCATTACAATATACTCATCACCAGCACCCTCTGGAGCAAAACCATCATAAACAACCAATCCACTTGCACTTGTCAAGTTAGTATAAAACCACTTCTTTATTTCTATATTAGGATTAAGCATTTAATATCTTTTTTAATCTTTCTATTAATTTAGGTTTTTCTGCTTCATAAGCTGGTATTAAATAAGATTGCGCTCTAATACCATTTTTCAATATTTTTATAGCTAAAAACCTTGCCAACTTTTCATCTTGTGATGATTGTACGGCTTTCCCACCTAATCTTCTTTGACTTTTTACGCTATATGTACCAGCTAACCCTTTTCTTTTTACCCACAAAGTTAACGCTTCAATCATATCATTTAAACTACCACCTTTATTACCTTTAAATGTTGCAGCATAATCCTGAAAACCATTTGGTATTGAAACCTTACCACCTGTGCCAAATTCAACATAAGCACCATAAGAAACACCTACTTCTACATAATGCGTTAATTTATCTTTACTTTTAGCGTGAATGCTTTGTCTTAAAGCACCCAAATTTACAGGAGCATTTCTTTTAGCATCCCTTTCAATCTTTAATGTTGATGCTGACATCTCTTTAGCTATATCATTAGCAATCTTACTATTAAGATCACTTAACTTTTTTTCAAGTCTTGGTATGCCAGATAAGTCAATTCCAAATGCCATTATGCATTAATTATTAATTCTAAAAACCTATTTTGATTCTCAACATTAGTTATTGAAGCTATGGTATATCTTATTGATTCAACCTCTACCTCATAGGAATCGTTTATAGTAACCCCAAAACGAATAAAAAGCCTATTAGAGCGGTCAAATTGTAATTCCGACTCTCCTATTGCCCTAACCTGATTATTTGGTCTTAAATCACCCCAAACTGTATCTTGTAGGGTAAATGTGGTTGTATATCCACCTTGACCATCACTTGTTCTTGTGGCAGCATAGATTTTAACCTCACGAGTCATCGTGTTGGCATCAACGTAGTTTGCTTTTGCTTTTCCTAACTTCATATTATAAAATTGGGGATATTCTTGTCCATCTTTGACACGCTTTCCAAGACTTCTCACAAATACCAGAATCACCATCTAATCCTCTATTTTCGTAGTCATAAGAGATTTGGTCTAATATGGCTAATTTAAGGTCTTTAGGGATAGTTGTGTAACCAGCTTCAT